ATGCCTCTCCAATTTGTTGCTTGGAATTGCTTTGGAGAAGTTGTAGCATCTGTGCCATCTACAAAGTCTAAGAATCGCATGCTTACTGGATTGGTAGAGCTATATGGTATAAAACCAAGATTTTCTAGCATACCGTCAGTGTCTACAAATTGTATTTCACCCCCTTCGGAGTGACTAATAATAAGTTTAGCTTGGTCTGTTACTTGGCAAGTAATATTAGGTACATCAGCAGCATTTATTGCATCAGCAATTATTTCTGCGTCGCTAACTGCTGATCCTGCTAATGTTGCAGAAACTGTAACCGGTGTTGAATAACCGCTATACGTAGCATCAGTGCTTGCTACTGTAAAGGTAAATGTCCCCGCGCCTGGATTTGTTGAAGTAATGGCATTTGTTGTTATTGTAGTTGCACCAGTTGCTGCTCTTTCATAAACTTTAAAATTAGGAGTCGCAGGTGTTGTGTTATCTACGTTCACTTTTGAATAAGTTACACCAGCTGCGAGATTAATGCCGCCGCCTGATATATCTAATGCTTCGAGAGCTGCTGCATTAGTGTCGTACACAAGTGCATCTACTTCGTCCCACAGCAAAGTTGCAGAATTCCATTTTTTAAGTATAACATTCATGCCACCATTAGGAGTACTTGTCTTTAACCATACACTACCGCTTGGTCTAGAATATGTGTCGTTTGTTTTCCATTCTGGCACAGTAACGTGTCTAGAAACTTGTGTTGTAGGCGGATAGTATGTACCTGCTACTAATCCTAGTTCTGTTAACTTTGTTGCGTCACCGCCTAATACTATAGGTCCACCTAGTGAACTGTCATCTGCTCCAGAACTTGTGCCATCGCTGTAAATTTCTAAGTACCCATCGCGGTTAGCTGCTGTTACGCCGTCTATTACAAGCGTATTAATATTAGCTGCAATTGTAGTTGTGTTTTCTTGATCTACACTCAAAACAGTACCATTAATGGTAATATTTGCAGCACCAGCAGTAAGTGTTGGATTTGCTTTGGATGATTTAATTGTAGCCCAGCTTTTGGTCCATGCAGCTGATCCTAATTCTACCCATGTACCACTATAATTTTTGTACCAATATCTATTAATATCTGTAACTGACACAACAGCATATGAACCAATTGCTCCTATAGAACCTTTAGGAGTATAATCTTCATTATCGTAATCAACTACATCATTTGTTCTATAAATTGATATAGGTGCTTTGTTAGTAAATGTTTGTGCATTAGTTGCTGGCTTAGCACTACCGTTCCATTCTTGAATACCAAATTTAGTTTCGGAAAGATCTAACCATAAAGAACCCTCTGGTGGAAAGGAGGTTGGAGGGAAAATACTAGGCTCTAGTTCAGTTAAATCTACATCTGCTCTTACAATAAAAGCTCTATTGCTTACACCTAAATAAGAATATGCAGCTTGTAAACCGTATTCATTTAGTTCTCCACCGTGTATTGGATTGTTGTTTTCGTCGACTTCAAATATCGGGTCACCGAAGAAGTCTGCAAGTTCTCTTTGTGAACTTATTAGATAAGGCTTACCTGCATTTGTGCTTAAGGTGCCTTGTGCAATGCCAGTATTAGAAGCATTTGCTTTATTCTCTCTACTAGCAACAAATATTAATGGTATTGTACCTGGTTCAGCTGGAGTGTAAAAGCTCTCGTCAATTACTTGGACCTGAACGCCTGGTGATACTAATCCTGCCATGTTTTTCTCTCCTAATGGGTTAAATATATTTATCAGGAATGAGAAAAAACTACAGCTAGATTAGTTAAATTGTAGATATGTAATTCATAACTGAATCTATTTGTTCACGAAGATAAATTAAATTATGGTTATTATCTATAGTAAAATCTGCCATTGTTTCGTTTAAGGTCATACTGTCAAATTTTTCAGTAGCTAATATTTCACTGCGATCAACCCATAAAGCATAATCATAAATTTTTTGTTCTTTCAAAGCATAAAACTCTCGTGCATTTCTAAGCCCGCAATAGATGTCGTATTCTTTAAAGATTTCAGTGCCTAATCTAGCTGGATTTTCTTTATTATAATTACTAATAAGATCATACCATTCTGCTCTATGATTGTGTCGGTCAGTATAACATTCTTCGTAATTAGAATAATTATATTTTTCTTTTAGTTGATCATATATAAAAAGTTTAGAACAAAACTCACTACTGCTAATAAAATTATAGCCGTAATTATTTTTTAAAATGTCACAAACAGTATCTTTGCCGTGTCTACCGTGACCAATAACAAGTAATTTCATAGTTTAATATATTATAAAAAACATCAAAAGTCAATAAAATTATCCTATGGTAAAGCCATATCCCACTCCGCCTGGCACTGCGGTAGAAACCTCTTTGTCTAATTTTTCCATCTCAGCAAGCGCTTCTGACTTTAGCTGACTGCCGTTTAGACTTGTACCACCTTGAGGTCCTGCAATTGTAGCAAACTTTTCTCTAGCTTCGCCTAACATAAATTTAGCAGTTGCTAAAGTATAATCTTTAATCCATTGTTTAGCAAGATAATCTTCAAGAAGCTGTTCATCTGGTCTATAATTATAGCACATTAATAGTAAATTTTCTTGTGTTCGAGGACGTTGTAAGATTGTTAATTTTTTAGTTGCAGGGTTCCATTTAAATTCAATAAATGAACCAAACATTCTGCCTACTAGTTCTTGATATTGAGTGAAATAATTATATGTTGCTAAGCCACCTAAATTAGTACCACTCATCAAATATGTATTTGTATAAGCTAGGTTAAAAGGCTCAAATAATGTGCCGCCATCGCCGCCGCCGCTTCGCGAGCCTATGCTACGTCTAAAAATCTGTCTAACTTCTACAATTTCATTAGGCAATGTATATTCGTTTTGATCTTCTACTGTAGGCATAAAAAAATAAGATTCTTCTACACTATTATCAGATCTTTGTCTAAATTTAGTTAAAGCTTTATCTAGTGCAGTTTCGTAATGTACAGGGTCTAATTCTACATCAATCATTCCGCCACCTAATAAGGTGTACACGTAATCATATATTTCTTGCTTGGTAGTAGTTGCCATTGGTGATCTCCATTGTATTTATGTGAATAAATACTGTATGCCAAGAATAAGTTTATATAAACCCGAACGTGGACCCGACTATGAATTTCTAGATAGACAAATCTATGAAATGTTTACTGTTGGTGGTGTTGATATGTTTGTACATAAATTACTAGGTACAAAGATAAATTCAAATGATGAATTTCAAAACCCCAATGTAACCGACGAAGGTATTACAGATCCTTTGAACATTCAAGACGTTTTATTTTTAGAAAATCGTGATCGAAAATACGAAAAAGACATTTATAATATTAGATGTGTATTCAATTCAGCAGATATTGATTTTGACTTAAAACAATTTGGTTTATTTTTAACAAATGATACCTTATATTTGACTGTGCACATACGCAGTCTAATTAATACGCTAGGCAGAAAAATAATAAGTGGAGATGTTATAGAACTGCCTAATTTAAGGGATGAATATGCATTAGGTGATTCTGAATTTGCTATTAAGAGGTTTTATGTAGTAGAAGATGTAAGCAGAGCGTCTCAAGGTTTTACCCAAACGTGGTATCCGCATTTATATAGGCTTAAATTGAAAAAAATATATGATAGTCAAGAATATAAAGACATATTTAATATAGATCCAGACAGCGATGGCGACCCGTATCCTAGTATTGGAACAAATAGTGGTACCTCTACGTTTGACACTGAAATTGCAATTAATGACTTAGTTGTACAAGAAGCAGAAGAAAATGCATTACTAAGCGGTTATGACACAACACATTTCTTTACTGTTACTACAGATGAAAATGGAAACATTGAATTAATTGATACTAACAGTGATGGTGTTTTAGATACAATGTCACCTACACCTAAAAAATCTGGATATGCTGGATATCTTTTAGGTGATGGATTTCCGCCTAACGGTTCTCCTTTTGGTTTAGGAAAATATTTTCCTTTAAATAGTGAAGAAGGCGATTATTTTTTACGTACTGATTTTTTACCTCGAAGATTATTTAGATATAGTGAGGATAGATGGGAAGTGGTAGAAGACGAAGTTAGATTAACGCTTACAAATACAAATACTAGAAACACACAAAAAACTGGATTCATTAACAATACTAAAACAGATGTTATTGCAGGTGATGAAATAGAAGAGCGTCAAAGCTTAAGCAAAGCATTAAGGCCAAAGAGTGATTAAAAATGCAACATTTTTACGATAATCAAATACGTAGATATTTACTTCAGGTAATTAGACTAATGAGTAACTTTTACTGGAAAGACGGTGAAGGCGACGAGAGACAGATTCCTGTATCATATGGTGACATATCTAGGCAAGTTGCAAATCAAATTGCTCAAAACAGCGAAGCGTCTACGCCTAGTGTACCTAGAATGGCTGTTTATATAACAGGGTTAGCAATTGACAATAGCAGACGAGCTGATAGTTCATATGTTCATAAGTTACATATTAAAGAAAGAAGATATGATTCTGCAGGTAACGAGTATTTAGATCAAGAAGGTAAAAATTATACAGTAGAAAGATTAATGCCTACTCCTTATGTAATGACTGTAAACGTAGATATTTGGAGTAGTAACACAGATCAAAAATTGCAAATTTTGGAACAATTACTAGTTCTTTTTAATCCTAGTTTAGAAATACAGACAACAGATAATTATGTTGATTGGACTAGTTTAACTGTAGTAAACTTAACAAACGTCAATTGGTCTAATCGTTCAATACCAGTTGGTACAGATGATGATATAGATATTGCTCAACTGACTTTTGAAATACCTATTTTTATAAGTCCTCCAGCAAAAGTAAAAAGACTTGGTGTTATTACAAATATTATTTCGAGTATTTTTGTAGAAGAAACAGGAACAATTGCAGAAGGCTTAACAAAACCAGAACTAAATCAGTACCAAGACATAGATACAATCGGAATGGGGCAACAATTAAAATTAGACTTAGATGAAGACGGCAATGTTACAGAGATAACACAAAACTCTGGTTCACAAAAAGGCGAAGCTGATGCTGTAGTTGCAACTAATTATCAAGATTGTAGTGTAATTATATTAGACGGCAAGGCAGAATTAAAACGAGGTGAAGGATTACCGCCTGCATCTTGGGAAGGATACATTACTGCATTGCCATTTCAGTTTAAAGATTATGTCACAACATTAAAATTAAGAAGAGCTGATACTGGCTATGAAATTACAGGTAGTGTATCTGTTGATCCGTTAGACGAAACAAAACTTGACATTGATTTCGACATCGATAGTACACCTAGTGATACAATCATAGACGGACCTAATGGTCCGAGAAGTAATGTTGACTATGTAGTAAATCCTTACTCTTTTAATCCTACACCGTATCTTAGTTCAAAACCTAGGATATTAATATTAGAAGATATTAACACTAGCCAAAACGTTGGACAAGACGTGGGCGAAACTCCAGACAATTACAGATATGATGGCCCAGATGCTTGGAAGAACACCGCCGGCGAAGACACCTTAATTGCAAGTGCAGGTGATATAATTGAATGGTCGGGTTCTGAATGGTTAATTGTTTTTGATGCAAGCGAGCATGATAGTGGTATTGTG